CTGTGAGTAATGTGACAACACATCCTAGCGGCACAACCGATAATACTGTTAAACATTTTGCAGCCGATAGATTTAGATTTTATAGCTATTTCCTTTCTGCATCAAATGTAACGAATTATCAAAAAATAAACGAAATAGTTGCACCATTGACACCAGAGGGACATAAATCATGTATTAAAATAGAAACTCTCACGAATACTGTCGTAGCCTCAACAGATTATTGTGGAATAATGACTGGAATTGAAGGATCAGATTTTTATGATTCTTTTTTTGGTGGCGTTTATGGTGTTCCTTTTGTATTGTCTTTTTGGGCTAAATCAACAGTAGCAGGACATTATTGTGTTTCATTTAGAAACTATCCTTTCAATAGATCATATGTTACACATTACACATTAGAAGCAAACACCTGGACAAAAGTTTATATTCCTCTTCCTCCTTGCGGTGATTCGACATGGAATAGAAATGCTGATTGGTCATTACTTATATTTTGGGCACTAGCCTCGGGTTCTGACTTTAATGTTCCATCAGGATCCGAATCTGTATGGGTTTCAGGCAACTATCTAAGAAATCAATATCAAACAAATTTCATAAATCAAACTGCCGGTCAAAGTTTTAATCTTACTGGAGTTTGCTTAGAAAGAGCACCAGCATCAGCTTTAAGTTCTTATGTATTAAGAAATACCAGTATATCCGTAAATGGAACTACAGGACTAACGTTACTTGAAAATGGCAATTTCGATGATTGGGGCTTTGCAGTTTCTTTGCCTTTCAATATCAAAATGTTTGGCAAAACAAGTAATATATTATATCTTTCATCAAATGGATATTTGGGTGTACATGAAGCAGCAGTTGGAAGTGGAGCTACAGGTTGGGGAACTATTCCATCTGCATTAGATCCATCAACTATTGGTCTACCACATGTAGGTTTTTTTAAGGGCGACAAAAGATTATTAACTCTATATGGTGGTTCAAGAACAATTAATCAACAAGATGGCTCATCTCTAAGTGCCTATGTATTACGTTGGGAAGGGTATAATTATGGCGGAGATCCTTCAGTTAAAACGATTGTTGAATTTACTTTCTATCAAGATACGGAAACATATGAAGGTTTTAATTACTTTGATGTTTATTATACAACCAACTCAAATGGAACAACATATCTCGAATTAAATCCAGGTTACAATAATAGTGGCACGGTTTATCCTTATGCAAGAGAAATTGTTTCTGGAACTTTAGCTTACAGATGTTATACGAAAGCATTTTCTGCTGTTCAAGGAACAAGTGTAACATCTTCACCTGGAGCATGGTGGAACATATCCAATCTGCCGGCTTATAACTATTCTTATACTACAACATCTTTGAGTGATGCTAAACAATACAGATTAGGAGTTTCCTCTGGAACATCTAAGTTAGATTCTGGAATAGATTATCTCAGATGTTTGAGATATTTTGAAAAGACAACTGATGAAAGTTACGTAATCCCTCCAACAGGAAATGGAGTGACTCTCAATGCTGGTTTCGGTGTGTATTATCGTTTTAAAACTCCAAGCACATCAACATCTTATATACCATTACAATATTCTTTAAAGAGGACCGCTCCTTCAATCACTTTATTCAGCTATACGGATGGAATAAGAGGGCAAGTAACACTTGATGGTAGTGGTGGACCGAATGTCACAGGACACGTTTTTAACGCCGCTGACAATGCTTGTATGACTCGGGTGGATTATAATGTGGCTAACTCTCATTATGGATATTATTGCACCGCAGCCATCGATAGCGACATTTAAGGAAGAATAGAAATGGCGATTGTTTTATCGGATAACTATATTGGTTACTCACTAGCAGGCAATGATCGTGGTCTTTTTGATGGTAGAAATGCTAATAGCAGTAGCTTTTCGCCTCTTAAAAATAGAATAATTAATGGCAATTTCAAAATAAATCAAATATCAACAACAGATACCGCACAAAATGTAACGACTAGATATTTTCCTATAGATCGATGGTGGACAATAGGATCGGTAGGTGGTAAGTTCACAACACAGATTGTAAATGATGGTCCTAGTGTAAACACTACTTATTTTAGTGTAAGACGTAGTGCTTACATATATCCGGAAACAGGAAGGGCACTGAATAAATGTGTGGAAATAAAATCCCTAGCTGCAACAACATTAGGTGCAACTGATGTTTATGCTTTCGGTCAAAATATTGAAGGAAGACACGTTGTGGATATGCGATTTGGTGAGGCCGCTGGACCATTTTATTTTATAGTTTCATTTTGGTTTAAAGCTTCTCAGGCAGGCACATATACTCTTCGATTGCAAAATAGCGCACAAGATAGAACTATTCATGAAACATTTAGTGTTTATACAGCGAATGTTTGGGAATTTCAAGAAATTCCATTTGTTGTTGATCAATCAGGAACATGGTTGTCTGATATCAATACAGGTTTAAGATTAATATTTAATTTAGGTGTTGGCACTTCATATAGAGGAACAGCAGCATTATCAGTTTGGAATTCAACATCGACTGAATTATGTTCCAGTGCAACCACGGTACATTTAGTAAATACTTTAAATGCCACAATGAGAATAACTGGTGTTCAATTGGAATTTATAGGAACTGGATTTCCAACAACCAATATGTTCGCAACTGCATTCGAAGAAAGGCCGTTTCAACAGGAATTAGATTTGTGTAGAAGATATTTCCAGAAAAGTTGGGCTTATGGAACTAATCCTGGAGTATCAACAACTGTTGGTATGTTATTGCACACTGATATGCAGCCCAGCACTGTTCAACAATATCTTTTATGGAAATGGCCTGTTCCGATGAGAGCAGGTCCAACAATTGAAATTTATGGATATAATAATCCAACAGTTGCAGGTTATGGTCACGTATGGGGAACACAGATTAATAGTATAGGTGATTATGCTGCTGCTGCAACAGGGCAGAGTCGATATGGTGCGATGTTTTTCATAACATCTCCACCGTATCATACTTTAGCAGGATTTCATTTTAAAGCTAATGCCGAGCCAGCTTAATAAAAGAGGAAAGACATGTATAAATTAGTTAATAGTCCATTTGGTGGTATAGGTTGTATATTACGTTTAAGTGATAATGCGAATATTCCATTGGACGAAGCAAATTCAGATTATCAAGCATATTTAAAATGGATTGATGGTTATGAGTTTAATGGTATAGAATATAAAAAGGTATCTGAAGGTAATACACCCGAGCCGGCGGATCCAATTCCAACTAATATTTGATGCATTTAATTGACATTGGTATGGAGTTGGTATAGAATGTAGTTTTTGGAGAATGGTTATGAATCGGTGGAATATTGATCCTGTTTTTCGTGTAATGCATGTAGTGGACATGAATAAGCCACATCCTCAGCCAGATTATACATTAACTGTCATTGATTTTGAATCAATTGAGCGGAAGTTGGAGTCTGGTATTTTTCCTGAGGCTTCGGATGTCTTGAGTAGGGTTATGGGTTAGTTTATGTTTATGTTTGACATTGAGACTTTGGCTACAAGGTCTGATGCTGTGATTTTATCATTAGCGGTGATTCATTTTAATCCTGATGAGAAGCCGAGTCCCGAGAAGTTGCGAGAAGATTGTTTTTTCATTAAGTTTGATGTAGAGGATCAGATTCGTCGGTTAGGTAGGCGAGTTGATCCATCTACGGTGGACTGGTGGAAGAGGCAGTGTGAGAATGTAAAGCGCAAGTCTGTATATCCAACACCGATTGATGCTAAGTTTGAGGATGGGCATCGAGAGTTGGATCAGTGGGTAAGGTGGAAGAATGATTCTAAGGCTTGGGTATGGGCCCGTGGTAATATGGATCAGGTAGTATTTCAGGACATTGAGAATCAGGTTGGTGTTGATGAGATATTTCCGCATTATCGGTGGAGGGATGTACGGACTGCGGTAGATTTTTTATATGGTACTGATACAGGGTATATAACGGTAGATTATCCTGGTTTTAGTAAGGATTTGCATATTACGAAGCATAATCCTGTGGATGATTGTGTATTGGATGTGATGATGTTAATATATGGGAGGAAGGATGAAGGCTGAGGAGATCATACGGATTGTGGAGTTAATTGGTTCTACGGATGATTCCAATTTAAAGAGGCTTTTAACTGATTATCTTTCGAGTGAGTTAGGAAAGCCGAGTAGAATTGAGTTTGAGTATAGGTGTCGAGAGTGTGGTCAGGCTGGTGTATCTGGGTATGTATGTCCGAATCATCGGTGTCCGCATAGAGTAACATGTACCGCATAGTAAATGGTATTTTAGCTGTTTTAGGTACTCTTATGTTATTTGCACAGAGTTTATTAATTATTGTAGTTTTTGGTATTATATACGGAGTGATATTTAAATGAAGAAGCCTTTCAACAATTATGAAAGCCATGCATGGGCTGAGTTTCGTGCAGCAGGATGGGTGAATGAGGACAATCAGTTTCATGATGAGATGCAAAAAGATATATGTTTGAATATTTTAGGGCTCCTTGCAGTTTTTGAAAATGCAGGGCATTCCGGCTCATCCGCACCATATACTATCAATCTATTTTCCAAGTTAGCCTCATTTAAGCCAATTGCACCACTGACAGGTGAGGATTGGGAATGGAGCCATACCTATGATCATCCTGATAATGGATCGACATATCAAAACAAACGATGTAGTTCAGTATTTAAAGATAATAACGGAGCCTATGATATTGATGGTATTGTATTCTGGGATTGGTATAAGAATGATGAAGGAGAAATGAGGAAGAGTTATTTTACATGTTATGAATCCAGAGTACCCGTGACATTTCCATATGCTAAACCTGATAAGCCACAATATCAATTCAGACCCACAGAAGAATATCCAAATGAGATCCTATAAAGATTCCTATTTGATATTTAAAATCAGTGTGTATGTATTAATTTTTCTGTTTATACTAGTCATAATAGATAGTATCTAGTGTATAACCAACTATCAACACACTAGGCCTAGTGTACTGACCGGACCAGATGTTGCCACTCAAAAAACACGATAGGTATAAAGAGAAGGAATGTCCGAAATGTGGAATTCTCCATAAAAAAGAAGGACCGTATTGTTCGCAAAGTTGCTCCAGTCAACGCCAAATGGCCGAACATCAAAAAGAATCCATATCCAAAAGCAATAAACGATATTATTCGGAAACAATCGAGGGATATGCATCCAGAAAAAGAACCGGAGACATGGCTAGAAGTCGCGAGAAGTATAAAGAAATGGGTCTTTCCGATGAGGATTGGATGTTGGATTTTCCATTGACCACAGATAATCTCGATATATACGATGACGATACCGATATATGGAGATAATCTATGACAACATTAAAACACCACTGTACGAATTGTGATACTAAATTTAGAGTGAATTATGAGGTAGAGGAGACAGATTCCGATCCTGTGTATTGTCCCTTCTGTGCTGAATACATAATATCAGACATGGAAGAGGACCTAGATGATGACATGGACGCTTAATAATGAGCCTGTGACGCCTGAGATGATAGATGGTTATTATGGTTTCGTATACCAAATTACCGATAATGTCAATAGAAAAAAATATATCGGGCGCAAATATTTTACCAAGGCTGGCTATAAGACAGTAAAGGGTAAGCGAAAGAAGATTCGAAAAGATTCCGATTGGATGGATTATTATGGATCCAATACGAAATTAAAAGAAATGGTGGAATTGCACGGAAAAGATAAATTTGATAGGGAGATACTCCGGCTGTGCAAAA